ACGCAGTCGGCGGTCTGTGTAGCGGCACCGGAGCCAGCCCAGGTGATCGTCGCCTTCTGCCAGATGCCGTAAGTGATGCTTAACAGGGTTTCCCAACGGGTCTTAGCGGCGTCGTCGCATTCAGCCTTGACCAGCGACGCCGACAGGCTAAGTGACACCGGGGTGAACCGACTCGTCGAGTAGCGGTTAGTGAGTTTGGTCGCCATGTTGCTAACGGCGGTGCTGTCAGCCAGAAACGTGTCGGTGAACGCGACGGTGCGCGACCCGTAGGTGTTGACGGTCGCCGCCGTCGAGGTGACCGATACTGCGCCGCTGTAGTTGCCCTTAATCGTCGCCTCTGTAACTAGCGTGTCATTGTTGAACGCTTGCTGGAAGCCGTCGGCCTTGAACGGCAGGTCAGTACCGGAAACCGATTCTGACGGATTAAACACAAAGTCGGTGCGCCACGGCAGGTCCCGTGTGTTAGTTACCGGGATCGAGTTGTAAAGGTAAAGGGTTTTGTAACCAACGGCGGGCGATCCCTGAATCTCACCTGCCCAAATAACATCGTTAGCGGTCGGTGCGACGATTGTCTGCCATAAGTCAGCGTAGGTGTTCATCGTTATCGACGTTGAGTTGACACACGTAAACCCTTGGAAGGTGAGATTAAAAACTGGGAATGCGTAATCCGGCCCACCTAGTAGCGGCATAAATAGACTGCCGAACGAGGTGCTGAAACACGTATCACGCAGTTGAGTAAAAAAGCGTGTGCCAGCGGTGATCGTCGGCGGTGTCGACTTGCCACCGACCGTCAGCGCATCGACCGCTGTGATCGTGACTGTTGAATACACGCCGTCGTCGACAAGGTCGAAGTCGATAACAAGGCCGTTAAAAACAACAGTCCTTTCTGTTGCGCCTCCTGTGTCGGTTATCGCCGACACAAACACTCCTTGCGCGAACCAGTCGAAGTTGCTGTAGGTGCCGCCGCCGTTCGGTGTCAACGCGCCGTCCTTGTTCAGCAGGGTGATACGACAGGTGCCGCGACCGATGACGTTGACGTCGACCTGCTGGTCAATCGACAGGCCCAATGTGCGGTCGGTAAAGTCAATCGGGTCGGTCGAGCCGCCTTGTATGAGCGGTACCGTGCCGATCTGCACCTGCATTGTCGTGTTGATCGCCATGGCTACCGCCTGATGCTGGTCGTCGTCGCCAACGGCAACGCACCGTTGCTACGCGACCATTGTTGCAAAGCACGCACCACGTCGTCGCCGTTAGCCCCGGCAGGCATGTACACGTTGACCGTCGTGTTGCCACCACCGACCGCACCGGAAACCAACGATGATGCCGACGGGGTGCGAAGCAGATCAGCGTTCGACACGACGTTTCCCGGCGTTTGAGGGATGAACAGTTCTGGGCCTCTCTCCCCGACGATGTACGGGGTCGACGCTCTGACTGGGCCACCGAACGCTCTTTTCCCAAGGTTGAGGAACCGGCGTGTCTCGATGTCCGTGTCGGAAGCGATCTTCAGATTGGTTCGCACCTCTTTCGGGATGCGCGTGTTGAGTTCGGTAATGTACTCCATTAACTGTTTCCGCAGGGGAGACGACGGATCGAGGGTTTGCGCGACCTTGTTTAGTTCGTCGCGTTGAATGATTGCCGACTGTGCCGCCGTAAGAGTGGCACCGGACGCTTTCGCGTTATCTTCGGCGAGTTTCGCCGCCGCCGCCGCCTGTCTCAACGTGGCCTCTAAGACTTCGTTCTCGGCTACGGCGTAGTCGCGGAAAATGTCCGTTCCCTCATAGAGGCCAAAGTGAGCCTCGGCGAGAAGCACGTTAAACCCATGGATCGCATCAGCCGTATTAAAGGTCGCCTGTTCGAGTCCGATCTGTGAGGAGAACGCCGCCAACTGTGCGTCGATCACCCCTTTCAACGCTCGTTCCTGCTCTTCGAGTTCTTTCCTTAGTTCCTCCTGTGCTTCCTCGTCGAGTTTCGCCTTCTGCGCCGCTTCTTCCTGTGAAAGAGCGAGTTCTCCGGTCGCCTCTTTGATTAGTTTCGTCGACGCCTCGGTGTCGATGAACTCTTTTCGAAGCCGCTCGGATTCAGTTGTGACTGTGTGAATGTTCCTGCTGAGATTTGCGTAACTTCCGAAAAGTTTTTCGACCTCTTTCTCGGTGAGTCCAAATCCGTGAGCCAACATTCGGCCTTCACCGTCCGTGGTACTACTCTGATTGCCGTATTCGTCGACGACTTCGAGCAGTTTGGCGAGTTCACCTGTTCCGCTCTTGTAAAACTCTTCGAGATCACCGAGCGTCAGGCCGAAGGCGGTCGTCGTTTCTACTAGTCGTCGAATGTTTTTGTCACTTCGGACGAGTTCCTGAATCGACTCCTGTTGCGCTCCGGCTTCTTGATCTAACGCCTTCGCTAGACTGTTAGTGCGTTGGATCGCTTCTTCTTTTCGTCGGTTGTAGTTTCCGTAGATTACGATCGCGAGTCCTAACGAAACGCCGAGGAGACCGAGCGCAACATTCGCTTTCCCTGCCGACAGTCCGAAACCTTCTAACGCTTGGGATGCCGCCACGAAAATACCGGCGAAAGTTGATGTGAACACGACCGTTTGTTGAATCGGATCGGGGAGAGCCTGAAAGGTCGTCAAAATCGGTGTCAGGGCATCGACCACATCGAGGAAAATCGGAATGAGCGCCGCACCGATCGTTTCCTTCGTTTCCTCCATTTGGATTTCGAGGAGCCGCATTTTTCCTTCGGTGGTTTCCAACGCTTTGTCGGCCTGCCCTCCGAAAGTGGTCGACAGTTTCTTCAACACTTCCTGGAAGGAAAGCGTTTCCCCCTCGGTGTCTTTCGTCTGAATACCTAACTTTCGGAGGGCTGTAGTGTTCCCATCCTCCGCTCTCGCCAGCGCGATCGAAACCGCTTCGAGATCGCGACCTGTTCCGATCGAGATGTCGATCGCCAGTTCGAGGAGTTCCTGAGCCTTGGTGACATCTTCTGTAGCGCGAACGAGATTGCCGAGAGCCGGTCGCAGTTGGTCGTCGAGAACACCTTTCGCCATCTGCGTTTTCTCGATGAAACGCTCGACCTGTTCAACCTGATCTGCCGTCGCTCCTGTCGTGTTCTCCAACTGTGTTTGAAGGCGACGTTGTGCGCCCTCATCTTCTGCCGCCGCTTTAATGAACTCGGAGGAAAACTTGACGATCGTGCCGATCGAGAGTGCGCCAGCGACCTTTTTCCCGAACTTCTCGAACGAATCTGATGCGTCCTGAACCCCTTTCGGATTGAACTCCGCGAAAATCCGGGCGACGATGCTCACGACTTGCCTACGATCAGTGTCTGAACATGAATCTCGGCTTTACGAAGAGCGTCGACGACGGAGGACACAACTTCAGCATTGTTCTTTTCGACGGACATCCAAATGGTTCGAGATGGTTTCCGATTGTTCGACGCCAAATCGAGGTTCCGCATAAACGTCATCGCCTGAACCGTGCCGTTCCCGGCGAAGTTTTTTCGTCCTGCCATGTCGAAGATCGCTCCGGCTGGGTCGGCCTGACGTACCTTCAGCAACGACCAGACGGTTTTCTTCGGGCTCGCCCGACCACCGAACACGATCTTGATTCCCCGTCGAGCCTGAGTCTGATTGTACGGGGGCCAACCTTTGCCGCCTCGGACACGGCCTTTCGTTGCCGGTGTGTCACGCCAGTTCCGCATGATGCTGTTCGGTAACGCCTTCTCTGCCGTCGTCTTGATCGGCTTCGCTTTCATCTTGATCTGTCGGATCGTTTCCCGACGGAACTCCGGGTCGAGTTGACGGAGGGCTTTGAGCGTTTCGCGAACACCGCTGACCGTGACCGTGAGGTTGTTCATCTTCCCCTCCTCCGGTTCATCGTCCGATTGTAGGCATCCGATTTCTTTTTCAGAATACCGATTATGGCGAGCAGAATCTCAGATGGGGTGTCGAGAAGATCGTTCGGTGAAATCCCTGTCTCGACGGCGACCGTCGCGATCAACTCGATGACGGTGTTGTCGAATCTTCTAAAGGGGCCGATTCACCTTCGAACACGAACTGAACTTTGATCACCTGATCCAGCCATGAGTCGAATGGTTTCACCACCCTTCCCGAAAGTCGGGTTTGTTCCCAGCCGAGCCAGTAGAGGTGTTCGATTTTCTGTTGATCGGCGAACGCTTTAGTGATCCCCATCTTGAACTGACGCTCGAAGTTGACGGCTCCACGCGCCGTGACCGGGATCGTGTACGTTTCGTCGGGTATTTCTATTTGGAGTGAAACTCCGATCATGTTGCCCTCTTTTTCTTTTTACGGTGTGATGTCCCGTGTGATTGCTCCGCTGATAGGCCATGAGATCGACGCGACCGCGAGATCGCCGACCGCACCGTTGACCGGTTGCCACGCCGTGATCAGACAACTGAACTGGTATTCGGGGTTGTCGGCGGCGATCGCGGCGTTCGTCGGTTTCACGGTGACGGGGACGACCGTTCCGACGAGACTGTCGATGGTCTGCTCGACGCTGGACGTTGCATAGTCCTGATGGAAGTCCAGCGAAATCGAGTGGTCACCGAGACCAGCGACCCTTGTTCGGGCCGTAGAACCGAAAGCGGTTGTGTCCACCTCATTGAAGTTTTCGTCGATTGTCACCGACGCGATGTGGTCACTCAGGTTCACCGAGTTGATCGTGATCACCGGGTTTAGCATCACTTGTTTCGGCATTTTTGGTCTCCTTCGTTTTTCCGATTACTGCGAGATGGTTTGATCGTATCAGAGCGTCGATGTTGATGTTGGGAAGGTCGGTTTCGGAGATCGTTTCGCCCGGTTGCCGTCCGGCGACCTCGCATGAACCGATGATCCTGAACTTACGCATACACAATCACCTCTGTTTGGGCCGCGAAATAGGACGCTTCGGCTATCGAGATTGTAACGAACGACGTTGCTCCTGTCATCTTCACCGCCTGAACGACTCCTCCGAGGGTCTGATCATCTTCGACTGCCTGCCGGATCGACGACGCGCCTTCGGTCGCTATGTACGGATCGACGTTCAGGAGGGCGAGCCTGTCGGCGGCTCGGGACACGATGACGGTGATCGTGAACGTCATCTGCGAAAGACCGTTCGCGAACGCTTTGTGATAGTCCACGCTGTTCGGCTCGATGACTGCCAC